GCGCTCTCTGAGCGTACAGTAGTTATATAGGTCCAAATTCTAGGACCTGTGCTAGTTGATATAGATCACTTTATGAAAAGTTGACTAATGCACTGTCTTTAGCTCTTTATTGAGTCATTGACAGTACATTTAGTTAACTTTCTTATTGTGTTTTGTTTTAATTAGTTTAAACTTGATGTATCCCCCCTTTATATGTTTCCACTGTTGGATGTGTGTACATTTGTTTATACTTCAGCACGTATACCTCGTGCTTTGTGTTATTATCGTATACTATTTTTGTTAGTGTACTTTATTTATATTTTCATATTATTGCATTTTTGTATTATTATTGCATATTGTTTATTATCTCTTGTATATTAGTTGTCCAATAAAATAAAAGAAAAGACCTTCTGGGTAACATAAAAATTTGTAAGTGAATCACGGTCTCATTGTCGAGATGGAACCACTTATCTAGCTGATCGTCTAATCCCATTGACGATTTGATGTATGCTTAATGCTATATTTTAGCAAGTTCCGCATCACTATATAATGTTCTAATTCGTGGCTGAATTGTTATGCCATGCTCTAACGTGTAAAAGAGAAATACATGCCCTGGGTGAGGAATAGATCCCGAAGTGGTAGCGCACGATAGAAAAACGTAAAACAGTCGTAAAGATTGTTTGCCCCCCCCCCTCCTGGAAGCTATTGTGTTATTTTGCATTTATTGACTACTTTAATCAATTACTACTATTCAAATCAATGAATTCAATCCCCCACAATAGCTCCTATCATATTATGTCATCATTTAACGAAATCAACGATAACCAGAATGGTGTGTTCATCGATAGCGATAACACCATGTCTGAAATGAATCCTAAGGCTTATAGTAAGTCCAAATGGAACAAACAAGTTAAGAGTTCTGAGTTCGACAAAGCTGCTCACAGTGCTGCTACCAAGCGTAAGACACTCCGAGCACAGCAACAAAAAGCCAAATTGGCTCGTCTCCGAGAAGATATGCACAACACTGACAAGGTGTTTTGTGCTGAGAGTTCTCCTGGAATCCCAGGAGAAGATTTCACACCTTCTGAGAGAGAATTGATGCGTTTAGCTGAGACTGATGAGAGTTCAGTGAACAAACATATCCGCAACGCACTCGCGTGCATGGTTAGTTTGTCCCTTGCTGAATCATGGCCATCGATTGTCGCATCTCTTGGGCAATTTTTGGTAGCCATCGTTCCTGACGAGATATTTGAAGAGTGCGCGAAGTACTATTCTTTCCGTTCGGAATCCCGTGAAACGATCGAGTATTTTCGAGAAAAGCTCAACCAAGTAAGATCTGGTAAAGCTGCTTTCGAGACTATACCGTTCTACAAATCAGTCATCAACTGTCTTGCCATTGCATTTCTGGCTGGCTTAGCGCCTTCCAGTATTCGGTTTGACAGTAAATTGCTGAACATGGGTATGGGTGAGATAGAGAATCGAGTAGCAACGTACTCCAAAGAAACGAGTATCGTCGACTTGATTTTCAACGTTCTGGACCATTGTTTGGAATGGTGGGGTGCTGCTGAGAGCGGCACTCTATCATCTCTTTTCATGCCAAGTGATCTTTCGTCAACCAGTATTGAGTTACTGGGATGGAGAGACACATGGGTGCGTGGTCAACTCAGTGGTGTCAACCATACTGAGAGTACGTACAAGGCTGCTATTGACAAGTGTTTGAGTGCTATTAAGATCAGCATTCACCCTGGCAGTAACACGACGCCTATTGATAAGTCATTTCTTAGACGTCAGCACCTTGAACTCACCAAGTTGAAGATGGAAATCCAGGCGAGGGCCGGGATTGGAGGACCCCATGAGGTTCCTCCCGCAGTTTTACTCTTTGGAGATTCCCAGGTAGGAAAATCTGGGATCCTAGAGTTGGCAGTCAGGATAGTTGGTGAAGTGAACCAATTTCCTACGGAAGACAAGAATCGCTATTACATTGTTCCAGGTGACGAGTATGACTCCGGTTTTACCAGTGAGACTACAGTTGTCATTCAAGACGATGCAGCAGCCGAAAAGCTTGCCTACCGTGCCAGTAAGGACTCCCGCACTTTGGTGGATTGGGTCAATGTTATAACGACCCCTTCAGTCCAAGCAGAACTTGAGAAGAAAGGCTCCATTGCTCGTGAGCCAAAGTTTTTCATAGCCACCTCCAATGTCCCAGATATGGACCTCTTGCCGATGGTTAACTGCTTTGACGCCACCACGAATCGATTGTTGATGATCGAAGTCAAGGTCAATCCTAAGTACGCCGATGAGCGCGGTCGTATGGACTCCACAAAACTGCCAGGAGATTTTGCTGTTGCAGACTCGCACTACCTTCAAAGCTATACCTATGAGCCGACGAACAAGACGGACAGGAATGGCTTGAAAAGTAAGAATGGATATAAGAAGGTGACTACTTCCGAACCAATGCTTACTGGCGAGTTCTTTACCAAGATCTTCATTCCACACATTAAAGCCAAGAAACTTTCCTCTCAGAAATACTTGAATTCCATCAAGAAGATACGAGCGGCACCCATGTGCCCCAACACCTCGTTACCTATTCAATGGTGCACTTGTTGTTCTGAGAAAGCTCTCGAATGGAAACTGGCGAACCGGGATCCTCCCACGGACCCCGCGCCTGAACGCTTGGAGCCTGTTACTGAAGTTGAAGAAAGGATTATGAACAGCGAATTAGGAATTAGCTTGTTCAGCACTGATAGTGTAGCTAGTCCCCACTTAGCTTCGGTGATTGAATTTTTCGCTCCCATCGAGACTAAACTTGAAGAAGCATTTTCGAAGGTTCTGTCCGAGCAAGCTATCATCAAGTTTGATTCTGGTGTTGCTTGGGCTTTATGGACACTTTCGAGAGTGGTAACCCGCAGTTTTACGCTAGCATGCGTAGCGGCCTACTACTTCGTAACTATGGTGGGCATCCTCCTCCTCCCCTTCGCTGGGGAACGTAGAGGAATGCTTGCCATTTGTTGTTCACTTAGTGTGTGGATCCAGATGCTGTCAATCGTGATGGTGTACCGCGTTGTTAGACGTTTGTTCCTCAAGAATGTCTACAACACTTTTCTCAATGCCAAAGGTCGGCCAATGTGTTCGCTTGCAGCGAGATTTGTTAAGGTTGGTGCTACTTTGTTTTCTACCTACATGGGTATGAGAACTTTACAGTATGCACTAGCTCCGACACTTCAAGCTCAAGGGAATTTGATTCCGACTAATGCTGAGGAGGTGATCAAGCGGAACAAAGAGGAGAACATGTGGCTTTCTGTTAACGCCAAGGACAACCATCTAGTACCGCCTTCATTGGTGGGAATGACGCGAGCCCAAGCACAGAGACAAATTGGACTAAATTTGATACGTATTGGATATCATGATGAGCATGAAAATTACGTTTCGGTTAATTGTCTGGTTTTGTGCAATCGAATCGCCCTAGTCCCTAAGCATTTCCTACTGCCTAAGTTTACGCATGAGCAAATTTTGAAGTTGCCTCTCAAATGCGTGCGGAATGCCGCCGAAAATGGTGGTACGTTTAAACCGTACATTCAAGCATTGAAGCAAGTAACTACGGACTGCATTGCTGTGTTGTTGACTTCAACTCCTAACTTCAGGGATATTTCACATTTCCTTGTAGAAAAAGAGTTTACAGGCACTAAGATCGTGCACATGTTCACGCGCGACGAAGAAGGTACATTGACTGAGCGTACAGCTCGTTACAATTACGTGCCTACCGTTCGCACAACGGCTGCTTCTGGACCTGGTTCCATGCATACTTTTGATATGCCGTCAGCCCCTGGCCACTGTGGTTCCCCAATCATTAGTGGCTGCCATCCCTTCAACATTATCGCTTTTCACAGCGGTGGTGATGGGGTGGCCTCGTGTGCTTTCTCAATCTCCCAAGAGATTTTGGGAGACCTCAAGAATACCTTCACCGCTGGTATCTTCGAGGCTGAAGCACTCATCCCAACACCGGCTCATTTGGGTACGCTTAACACTGAGTATTACAACAAGAAACTCTTTGATATCACACCCATTCATCCCAGAGCGGCAGTCAACTTTGCGCAGTTGAATGACCGGGGTGAACACGGACATATGGATGTTATCGGTGGAACGAACTATCCCACTGTGACACCACACTCTCAAGTGCAAAAATCGATGCTTTCCGATTCCCTTGCAGAGTTTGGTCGGCCTAGAGAACATGGCCCTCCCAAATTCAGAGCAGTCCGTAATGTCGCCACCGCCTTTGCCAACATACAAAGCGGCATCAAAGATGTGCCGGAGAGTATGATGCAAGAGGCGACCACCTCTTGGTTAACAGATGTTGTAGCTGCGGCTAAACGTCTGGGAACCAAGTGCAAACCTTTCCCCATTGAAGTTGCTGTAAACGGTATTGGTGGCTCACGACACGTGAAGCGCATCAATATGGCATCTTCGGCCGGTATCGGACTTCGTGGTCCAAAGACAGCCCATTTTGAATTGGTTGCCACTGAACCACGTAACGAGTACGTGGCCCCACCTTTCATCGCGGATGCTGTGGCTGAGGCTATAGCTGGCTATGAAAAAGGGGAAATGCAAAGACCGATATACAAATCAGCTTTGAAGGATGAACCCACTCCTGTCAACAAGGATAAAGTTCGTCTTTTCACAGTTGCGCCTATCGTGACGATCCTCACGGGGCGTATGTTGGTCCTGCCCATTTTGGACTTCTTGTTCTCCATTCCTCTTGAGTCAACTATGCTGCAAGGCGTAAATTGTCTCAACGATGAGTGGGATCAAGTTGGCAAACACTTTCTAGAATTTCCAGAAACGAACTTCATTGCTGGAGATTTCAGTAAGTACGACCAACGGATGTCAGGTCAGATCCTGAGAGCCGTAGGAGTCGCCTTCCGCTTCCTTGCCCTTGAATTGGGCTACACTAAGGAACAGGCACTTTCTGTCGAGACTTACGTGGCTGATTGTGCTCAGTCGACCCTCGTGCTACATGGCACTCTGATGATGGTTGATGGATACAACATGTCTGGTAATGTCTTGACCCTACCTCTCAATGGTTTGGCTAACTACATTCTGCACGCAATGGCTTACAACGCTATTTTGCGAGCCCATGGTCGTGATCCTGATCGCTTGCCTTTTCGTGGAAATGTGCGTTTTGGAAGTGTCGGAGACGATTCACTTCAGAGCGTATCTCCCGCTGTCGCTGATATTTACCATATGCGATCTTTGCAGGAATTCTTCCACAAGCTCGGTATTCCGTACACCGATGCAGCCAAGTCCGAGGTTGTTGAACCATTGCTTCACATTTCACAAGTTGACTTTTGTAAGCGGCGGTTCAGTCGCGATTTTGACGATCGCATGTTGACTGCTCCATTGAGCATCACTTCTGTCTACAAGAGTATTCACAACCAAATGCTCTCTGGTACTGACGCACGCGAAATTCAGTGCCAAACAGTAGACGGCGCTCTTCGGGAATTAGTTCTACACGGCAAAGAAGTCTTTGATCGTGAAGCTGGAATTATCCGAAAAGCATGTGAAGTCAACAATATTTCTCATCTGATTCCGAATCTCTACCGCACATGGGAAGTCTGGAAAGGACTTTTCATAGGCGAACGATTTCCGGAGTTAGTTGTAGACGGGGAGGAACCAGAATCCTCCTCGCAGTCTAAGGATGAAACACAACAGGAGTATCTCGATTTGGTTACCAGCATTGATTTTGATGAATATCAGTGCTAGGCTTTCGAGAACTATTTCATCGTTCGAACAGGCGACTTAATGCCTTCTCCTGTTCTTGTACAAATTCAGCATTTTTAAAATCAATTACAATAAAGATGTCGGAACTCAGGAGAAAAACTTGAGCTTTTCCGACCAACAAAGTCATTGGATCTACTCCATAGCAAACGAACGTGATAGTACTTTTGGTGGAGCTGATACCAGTGACAGAGTAGAAGATTTCTTTTACCGACCTGTACGAGTAGCGGACCTTGAGTGGTTACCTGGTCAGAACTTTGAATACAGTTTCGACCCTTGGTCCTTGTTCTTTGAGGATGACAGAGTGCTGCGTAGATTGGCTAATTTCAATTTACTCCGCGCTGACTTGAGAGTTAGATTTGTCATTAATGGTAATCCGTTTTTGTATGGTAGAGCGATCGCTTCGGCCCGACTATTGCCGGACTTTGATAGCTTTACTGACTATACGGCCTACGATTTGATGACTGCAACTCAGCGTCCTCATGTATTTTTAAATCCCACGACTTCTGAAGGTGGAGAGATAGTACTACCTTATTTCTACCCGAAAGATGCATTGTCCATTCCAGATGCGGAGTGGCGACGCATGGGTCGTGTTGATGTATCAGTAATGAATGTGTTAGCCACGGCTAGCTCTACTCCAGCAGAATCCATCACGATATCGGTTTTCGTGATGGCAGAGAACGTTCGATATTCCGTTCCAACATCACGCCTTCCCGTTTTTAACGCGGAGGGTGATGAATACGGAATGATCTCTGGTCCTGCACACACGCTTGCCAACTTTGCCTCGTCGTTGGCTAGCATACCTGCTATTCGGCCTTATGCTCGAGCCACGCAGATGATGTCTGAAGGTGTAGGTGCCTTAGCATCTCTGTTTGGTTTTTCACGAGCCAGAATGGTGGATGAACCTCATTCTTATCGACCCCGTTTGGGAGCCAATTTGGCAACGATTAATGTTCAGGATAACATTGCTTCGTTAGCCTTAGACTCTAAGAAAGAGGTTACTATCGACCCACGAGTGGTTGGGTTGACAGGAGACGATGAAATGGCTATAGTTCCTTTAGCCAAAATTGAGTCTTATGTCACAACTACCACGTGGTCCCACACGGACCCTCCAGACACTCATTTGTTGAGTATGTTTGTTTCCCCCATGCAGGGAAATGTTGTGGATGGTGCAGTTAAACTCACTCCTTCGGGATGGGTTGCCGCTCCATTCACTTATTGGAAGGGTACCATGAAGTTTAGGATTAAGATCATATCTTCCCAGTTTCACAGAGGAAGATTGAAAATAGTGTGGGATCCCCAAACTTTCACCGGAGCTGGTCAATTCAACACGAATTATATCGAGATGGTTGACATAGCTGCCGATCGTGACATGACAGTGGATATTGGCTGGGGCCAACAGACCAGTTACCTACCTGTAGGTAATAGTGAAGTTGTTCCCAGTTACTCATATGAGCCGATCCTTAACACATCACCTTATTCAAATGGTGTGCTGTCGATCTATGTTGTTAATTCCCTCACAGCCCCTTCTGAGGATCCTGAGCCAATTCAGATCAACGTCTTTACTATGGCTGACGATGATTTTGAAGTAGCTTGTCCTACAGAAACATGGTTGAGGAACTATGAGTTTGTCACGTACGACTCAGAACCTTCAACGTATGTTAGTCCCGTGTTTGAGCCTGCTTTGCCAGGCAACGACAATGGGGCGATTACCAACACTGATACCGGTGAGCCTATTGTTGGAGGCACTGGTCCAGACCCTGATCCAGATCCCGATCCAGATCCAGATCCAGATCCTGATCCAGATCCGGACCCAGATCCTGATCCAGATCCTGATCCAGATCCTGATCCAGACCCCCTTCCCATTACTAGCTTCACTATGCAGAAGTTAGCTGTTGGGCCTCTTCCCGTGCCTTTCACAGCAGGACCTCCTAACTGGCTTTATTCGTTTGCTGACGAAGCGGCGATTGCTCAAGGCGACACTGTTCAAATGTTGGTCCCATTGTTCCAGACTGATGGAGGTCCGCGATCATTGCGATTCTTATTCGCCCCTCGTTATGGAATTAATGGTAGTTCGAGCGATTCGGTTTCCATAAGTGTCATAGCGCGTTCGGAAAACTTTTTCTCATATGCGGGCACTTGGTCAGGGTTCCTCGTTGCCAATCCCAATGGCATATTAATCAATTTGCAGTCCACTGGAGTGTCGGACACAGAACTTGAAGACATTACCGTAACCATGATTTCAGAAAACGGTAACCGTTTTGGTATTAGTTCTATGGAAATGATCATTCCTGCCGGTTATGTATGGCGAGAATTTGAGTTCAATGAGGTCACTGTTGTTGACCAAGATGACAATTTAGTGACTGCAAACCATTTCAACATGGGATCCAACCAGGAAAGAATCGTTAAACTCCCAGAAAACCTTGAGTTTGCCCCTGGTAGTCCAGTTTACTGGACTCTCCCGGGCAGTGCGATGTTCATCGTTGGTATTGGTTCAGTAACCAAAACCATCGGAAATGTTGCTGATCAAGGTAACGGAATCCCACAATCGGGCGTTTGGATTCCAGGGTCAACTGGTGGCGACTTCAAGGTCGTTACTGGCAATCCCATTAACGTATCCTTCCAGAGGTTTGGAGGGTTCGTCAGACCAAAAGTGTTCGCCGCTGAAGGTCCTCTCCGTTCTCCCCGAGAGGAACCTAGAACTGAATCACATTCAGTCAGTGGGTGGTGCCCTTGGCTCACTGGGTTGTTTGCTAAACGACCCAGTGAACCCAGGCGCCCAGCTTACCATAGACGCAGTTCGATTGTGTTCTCTGGTGAGCCATACGATGAAGCGAGTAGAATCTTCAAGGCAGAAGGACCTGAAGATGAACTCGACACAGACCAAGACGCAAATTCACCCATTAGTCCATCAACTGATGTTCAGATGGGTACGACATGCAACACAGGTCAAATCAATCAAGTCCACTTCGGAGAGCAAGTGGCATCGTGGCGAAGCGTTATCAAGAGGTACACAACCTCAGAAAATGTCCGAGACACGACACCTTTTTCGTACCAATTTCCAGACGCCTTGGCGTTCTCGACTTCTGGTACCATCCTTCACTGGGTAACTCGAGGATATCTCGGTTATCGCGGCGCCTTGCGACACAAGTTTTTCGTATTGCAGGGATCCGTGACAGCCGCCACAATTCAACGGCTAAACCACGCAGTGACGCATAGCATCGACTATGGCCCCTCGGAACCATCAATTGGTTTCAATGGAGGAGCTTACGAGTATGTTGCGTTGACTGGCGTGTTTGATGCTGAAGTACCGTGGTATAGTAATCTTCGTTTTCACCCGTCACGAAAGGACACTACATATCAAAACTCTAATCTAGGTTTAGAAAACACCTGGACGAGAATTGATGTGGTGGGTCCCGACGAGGAAGACTGTGTTTTGATGCACACAGTGGCAGCTGCTGAAGATTTCAGCTGCCACATGTTTCATGGTGTTCCGACACTGAGGTTAATACCACCACCGTCGGTGGTAGTGACCCCAGTCTAAAATCCTGCGAGCGATGCGCAGGTGCCCTCAGGGGTGGACTTAGATAGAAGTCCAAACAGATCCATTCTTTGTTGCCAAAGGAGAGTTTTTATAACCAGGGTCTGACCCTGGGGAAATTTTTATCTCCACCGCACGTTTAAAGAGTGGATCTGCTTTTTGCAGTTCGCTAACGC